GACAGCATGCAGGTGCCGTACACGCGGGGGATCGGGGCGCCGTAGGTGCTGGTCTGGACGCTCAGGTCGGAGAGGCGCGGGCCTTCGACGGTCGGGCCTTTGGGCGGCTTGAGGAAACCGCCAATGGCCATGCCGATCTGGGCGCCGAGCATGACGTTGCCACCGGCGAGGAAGCCAACCCCGGCGCCAAGGAGTCCACCGGCGATCTGCCCGACGCTGCTCATGGGGCGACGACCCCGCGGAAGCGGTAGACGCGGACGATGCGGGCTGCCCAGACTGGGCTGAGGCGGTGCTCGCAGCAGATGCCGACGGCTTCGTAGCTGTGGATCATGGTGCTCTCATCGGTGAGGATCGCCAGGTGCTGGGGATCGCCGCCGAAACGCAGGAGGAGGATGTCGCCGGGCTGGCGGGCCTCGCGGTCGACGATGCGCTCGAGATCGGGCTGGGCTTCGAGCGCGGCCTCGAGCTGGCCGGCGGCCGGGGTGCGGCCGTAGCCGCTGACATCGAGGGGCGCGCAGCCGAGCGCGCGGGCGACCTCGACGGCGACGCCGGCGCAGTCGAGGCCGACGCCTGGCAGCCGGCCCTGGTGGCGGAACGGGGTGCCGAGGCAGGCGCGGGCGGCGGCGATGATGTCGTCCGGGATCATTTCTGGCCGCCGATCTGGCCGTACTGGGTGACGGTCGGGACGTGCGGGAAGCCGCCGAAGTTGGCGACGTTGTTGTAGGTGGCGGTGCCGTTCCAGCGCGCCTGGCAATCGCTCAGGCGCTTGCGGCAGCCGCGAACCATGGAGTAGGCGTCGCCGATCGCGGGGGCGTAGTAGAGGCCTTCGTGGAGTTCGATGGTGCCGTCGGCGGCATGGCTCTTGATCTCCTGCGCCTTGAGGCCGGCGTTGCCGCCGCTGGTGAAGCGGATCAGCCCGGCGCCGAAGGTGTCGGCGGCTTCGCCACGGGCGGAATCGCGGAAAACCCGCGTGCTGGTGACGTGCGTGAGGGTGCCGGTGACGGTGTTGGCAGCGAGCGGCACCTTGCAGCCGGCGAAGCCCTGGCTGCAGAAGGTCTTGTCGCACTGGGCGCCGTAGGTGCGGCCGACGGTCTGGCCGAGGACGTCGATGAGGCTGACGCCGGTGATCCGGAAGCGGTCGTCGAGCAGAGTGGTCTGGCCGAAGATGCCGGCGGTGAGAGGCTCCTGGTCTTCGACCGGGGCGGTCCAGGAAGTGGCGAAGAAATAGACGCGCGCGCCGTCGAAGAGGCCGCTGCCGACGGCTGCGCGGCTGATCCCGGCGACGTTGGCGATGCCCTCGAGATCGATCGACGAGGGGGAAAAATCGTCTGTCGCCGAGTAGCCGCTGAAGCTGTGGCCATCGAGCGGCAGGTAGACCTGGCCGCCTGCCATGGTGAGGCTGCGCGGGTGGTCTGTGAGGCGGATGGTGGGTCCGCTGGCAGGGACGATGCGGCAGCAGAGGACACGGGTGGCGGCGGCGGCGACGGCGGGTTTCATGGGTTGATGAGCTCGATGATGTCGATTTCGCCGGTGTCGCGGACTTCGCCGCCCAGCGACGCCACCTGGAGCGCGGAGTCGAAGCGCGCGGGGAGATCGAACAGGCAGCCGCCGGTGACGGTTTCCGTCGACTGGGGCTGGCTGTTGGCGGTGCCGCCCGAGGTGTATGTGCCGTATCCGCTGGAGTTGATGGCGACGGTGATGGTGTTCGCGGTGGATGACTGGATCGCGGCACGCTGGCCGTTGATCTGGGTCATGCCGGAGACGCCGCTGATATGCACGGTCTGGCCTGGGGTGAACGGGTGCGCGCTGCCGAAGTCGATGACGGCGGAGGCCGCCTTGCTGATGCCGGTTATGGCCTTGGTGAGGTTGGCGCTGAAGGCGATCTGGCCGGTGGTGGTGTCGAGTGTCCAGCCGGTCGCCCAGGGGGTGCCGCCGACGGCGACCAGGGCGCTGCCGGCGACTGGCTTGAACAGGGTGCGGGTCGGGTACCCGATACCGATCGGCGTGCCGCCGACGCCGTAGCGCTTGACGAGCTGGTAGACGCCGGCGCTGAGGCGTGTCAGCGGGTGGTCGAGCGCCGTGGGCGCGGAGACGCCGTCTGCGTGCGTCGATCGGTCGTCCTGGCAGGAGACGCGGAATCCGGCGTAGCGGCCGTGGGCGCGGCGGTGGAGCGACTGGATACGGGCGCCAATTTCGCTGCGCAGCAGGGTGTACTTAACGCGCCAGCGGTAGCGCGGCAGGGCGTGAAGCAGCCGGCGGTACTCGGAGCCGGACGCTGCGGTGACGACTTCGACAGAGAAGTCTTCGTCCATGCTGGCGCCAAGCCGGACTTGCACGGGGAGCAGCTCTTCGAGGAACTCAGCCATAGCGGCGCGCTCCGGTGATGGCGCCGGATACCTGGCGGCCGATCTGGCCGGCAGAGCGGCGCAGGTCGTCGGCGTTGCCGGCGATGCCGTGGAGGTGGATGTGGTAGGTGTCGCCGCCGGCGGCGCTCGATCCGTTGCCGCCGGCGGCGCGGACGCCGAGGCGGCCGGCGCTGTCGCGGGTGAGCGGGAGGATGGCCTCGGGGCCGGCTTCGCCCATCAGGCCGCGGGCGGATGCGCCGCCGTTGGCGAAACGGAAGAGTGTGGGCGCGGCGACGATGCCGCCGGCGGCGAAGGCGTGGATGGGGCCGGCGGGGCCGAAGGCGCCACCGTCCCGGAAGCCCAGGCCGCCGATCGCGAAGAGCTTGTCGGTGAAGGCGTCAACGACATCGCCGAGGACGCCACCGGCGGCGCCGCCGACCGCTGCGGACGAGGACGCAGCGGCAACGCTGGACAGTCCGGCGCTGGCGGCTGTCGCTGAGGTTGCGGTCGCGGCCAGGGCGACGTCGGCGAGGACGGAGGAGGCTTTCGTGCCGAGCATCGACGATTCTGCGACCGAACTGGTGACGCCGAGCGCGGCGATACTGGCATCGCTGGTGGCCGCACTGACGCCGAGCGTCGTCAGGCTGGCCTGGCTGGTCGCCATGGCGCCATTGAGCGTGAGGAACGACGCCTGCGAGGTGGCCGATGCGGCGGACAACCCGGTGAGCGCGGACGAGACGCCGCCGAGGGAATCCTTCAGCTCACCGACGACACTCGACACGCCGTCGGAGCGACCGACGATGGGGATGTTGAACCCACCGGCAGGAGCACTGCCGAAACCGCTTGAGATGCTCGCGCCACCGCCAGCGATGCGGTTGAAGACCGATCGCCCTTTGACGACGATGTCCTCGCCAATCTTCCGGGAGTCGGGCACGAACATCTGGCTGATGAAGGAAAACAGACCGGCCCCTTTGCCCGGTTCGAGGCCACCTCCGAGGAGCTTCATGAGCTGCTGGGAAAGCTCCTTGCTCGCCCTAGACCAGAGGTCTTTCAGGATGCTGTTGCCCAGGCTCTTGAGCGCATCCTTGAACTTTTTCTCGCCATTGATGACATCGAGCATGTCGTCGAAAAAGTTCGTGAAGGCCTCTTCGAAGATCTTGCGGACCTGGTCGGCAATGGGATCGAGGCGGGCCGAAAGGCGGATCATCTCGGCTTCGATCTGTGCAGCCGCGGCCACGCCGGATTCGCCCATCGCCTCGTAAGCCGACTTCAGCTCGGCGAGCTGGGCGATGCGCTCGCGGTTGATGTTGCCCTCGGCGCGCATGCTTTCGAGGGTGGTGTAGTAGCCGGATGTGGTGCGGGCATCCAGCATCGCGTCCATGATCGCGGATGCCGCCTGGGCCGCGGATTCGAGCCGCCGAATCCCCTCCTCCTGCGCGGTCAACGCAAAGGTGGCCTGCGCATTGGCCTCGGCCTGTGCGGCGACGCTTGCGGTCATCTCGTCGTAGGCGTCGGCAGCCTCCTGCGCGGCTCTTGCCTGGGCGTCGAGGGCGGCAGTCTGCGCCGCATTGAGCGGGCCTTGCCGCTCGAACTCCTCACGCAGGCGGCTATGGGCCTCACGGGTCGCCGTGACCTGTTGCTCGTACTGCTTGAGGATGTCCTCGCCGCGGTCCATGGTCGCGAGGTACGCCTGCATGGCGGCTGCCGATTCCGCCGTGTGCGTCTTGAGCATCTGGAAATTGGCCAGGGCTCTCTCGCGGTGGCGCTCTTCGCGCGCGAGAAACTCGTCACTCTGCGCTGCCAGCCGCTCGCTGCCGCCGCGCGCGCCCTTGAGGACGGGGTCCTTGTCCAGGACCATGTTCAGGAGCTGCCCGTACTCGGCGGCCTCGACCTTGCCGCGGCGCAAGGCTTCAGCCAGGCTGTCGAGGGCCTTGATGGTCGATCCGGACAAGCCGGCGTCAGCGGCCCGCAACCCGGTGCGCAGGCGCTCGAGTTCGGCGTCGAGCGGGTCAGAGCGCGGCGCTCTGGCGCCGCCGCCTGAGCGGGTCTTCTCGGCGTACTTCTCGCGGATCTGACCGATCCGCGTCTCGATCTCGAGATCGGACTTGCGCGCCTGCGCGCCGACCTCGCGCGCCTTGGCGATCTCGGCTTCCATCTTCTGCTGCTTGCTGCGGTACTGCTCGCCTTCCTTCAGCCAGCCCAGTTCGGCGCGGCGCTGGATGTTGGCGGCTTCCTGGGCGGCAACGCCCTGCTTCTCGGCGTCAAGCTTGGCCTGCCAGACGGCGACATCGCCGCGAGCCGACGTATCGCCGGCGGCGACGCGCTCCTGCGCGGCGCGCAGTTTCTCGGCCGTGGTGGCCTCGGTGAAAGCGCCCTGCATGGCGGCCCAGGCGTCGCCGGCCGCCTTGGCGAGACGGCGCCATGCCACCTGAAAAACGTTGAGCTGCTCTTCAAGCTGCGGGATGCGCTGCGCCAGCGCATCGGCCCAGGCTGTCTGTGCGACCTGGGCAGCCTCGGCGGAGCGCCCCTGTTCGACCAGCGCCTGCACCTGATCGAGGACGGTGGCGGTCAGGAAGTGGCTTTGCTGGTCGAGCTTCTTGAGCGCCTCGACCGGATCGCGGCCGAGCGCCGAGAACTGTTCGGCGGTTTCGGCGATGGCGGCGCCGCCCACGCGCTCGAGACCGACGGCGACGGCGGATACCTTCTCGAGCATTTCGGCGGCCACGCTGCCGGAGGCGGCCATCTCCGTCAGCGCTTCCGCCGCTGCGCCGCGGGTGCCGCCGGTCGCCTCGGCGACGCGCCCGGCCATGTCGCGCAACTCATTGGCCGACGTCGCAGCCGCGTTTCCGGTGTTGATCAGGGCGCGCTCGAAGTTGCGCGACTCTTCCTGCGCCTTTTCGTAGGCGACGGCCAGCCCGACGGCGGCAGCGGCAGCGACTGTGAACGGATTGATCAGGCCGTCGACGTAGCCGCCAAGAGCGCGGGCAGCGTTGCCGACACCGCCGAACATGTCCTTGAGCTGCCCGCCTTGCTGCAGGAGGACGGTGAGCGGGTTTTGGCCACTGGCGAGGCCGGTGACGATGTCGGTGAATTGGGCGGGGATCTGGCGCAGCGCGGCGGCGGTGGCGCGGGCGGACTGGCCGCCGGTGACGACCTGGTTGACCGCGTTCTTGCCGGCGGCGGCGACCTTGTCGAAACCGGCGGCGGTTTCGGTGGCGCCATCGAGTTCGACGCGAAAGGTCACCTTGCTCATGCGGTCGGCTCCCAGGAAAGCCCGGTCCAGCGGAAAAGCAGGATGCCGCCGGCGGTGCAGATGCCGTCCTTGATCAGGCGATCGAGAATGGCGCGGAGCTGGCGGTCGGAATCGGCTTTCTTGACAACGGCGTTGAGGGCGAACTGGCTGCGCGGCTTGGCTGCCCAGCCGAGCGGATCGGCCGGGCCTTTCATGGCCGGCGCTCCTGCAGGGCGTTGAGGACGGCGGTTTCCATGGTTCTCAGATCCTCGAATATCTGGCGGCGCTGGCGGCGCCGCAGGCCGTGCAGGCTGAAGAGGAGCGGCAGCGCTTCATAGCGCAGGCCGACGAGACTGCCGGACGGGGCGACCGTCCATTGCGTCTGCAGGGCTCCGAAGAGCTCGACGGCCGGCCAGTGTTCCGGCCAGACGGCGACATCTTCAGCGCCCTGCGTGCTGCCGAGATCACCGGGCTCCAAGCCGAGCAGCAGCTCGCATTCAGCCTGCTCGGACTGCGGCGCCGCCACGAAGGCGAGCGCCGCAGCCCTCAGTTTCCCAGGCGCGACTCGGTGAGGGCGCGGACGTAGGAGCGGACGAGGTCGGCGCCGGCGGCCGGGTAGTTCTCGAGGATCTGGCGCAGGCGTTCCTTGGAGTAAGGGACGGTCTCTCCGTCTTGGTCCTCGGCACCGTCCCAGCCGACGATGACGAGATCAAGGCCGTCGACTTCCTCGGTCTGCTTGTCCGCGAGCTGATCAAGCCAGGATTGCAGCTCTGCGCGGCTGCGGTGGCGCCATTCCATGCGCAAGCGGGCGGGCTCTGCCTGCCCCGGTACGCTGATTGCGGCATCGGCGGTGAAGGTGGGATTGGGTACGAGCTTGAACATGGTCTGCCTCCTGATCAGGTGGTGTAGCGGACCGGCTCGGCGGCGTAGGTAATGCCGATCTGGGTCTTGGCCGGCTGGTTGCTGGCGATCTGAGGCACGCGCTGCAGGCCCCAGTACGCGTTGGCGACGAGCTTGGAGCCGTTGGGCGCAGAGAGCCGCAGACCGTATGGCGTGCGGGCTTCGTCGGCGGCGACGACATCGGCGTACCAGGCGAGCGTCGGATCATCGAAGGTGGTCAGGTTCATCGTTACCGGCGCGCGGATCGTCGGCATCTGCTTCGACACCACGTCGTCGATGGCGGTGATGTCGACGAACTGCAGGTCGCCGCCGGACGAGCTGATTTCCTGAATCTGCGACAGGTTGCTCCAGGCGGTGATGCGGCGGATCGAGCCCGTGCCGGTACCGGCTGGATAGACCGTGGTGTTGGTGGTGTTGATGCCCTCGAGCGTGACGTCGTTGGTGGATACGGTCTTGGCGCGGACGATGCGACCGTTGAGACGGCCCCAGCCGCTGGTCAGCTCGAGGTAGTCGCCGGCGACGACGCTGTGGCCTGCGGCGAGGGTGGCGACGGCTTCGGCGGCGTTGCTCAGGGCAGTCATGTTCACCACGCTGCCGTAAGTCTTTGCGATCGCGATGATGGTGCCGGTAGAGAGGGTGATCGACATGGTGGTGGGGCTCCTTGGGCGTTAAGTGGTGGGGTGTGGGGGGCAGTCTTGACGCTTGTGCGGCGGTTACGGGGCGGTCTCGAAGGGGAGGACGAGCGCGGTGTTGACCTGGACGACGGCGGCGTAGAGGCCGCGGCGGTAGAGGTCTTCGCTGGCGACCATGTCCCAGCGGCTGGCCTGGTAGTGCACCTCATCGATGAGGGTGCCGTGGATGAGGGCGACGACTGCTTCGATGAGCTGCAGGAGGCCGATCTGCATGCCGTCGCCGTGGCGGGCGGCAAGCGGGCTGCGGCTGTTGCGCGTGACGCAGCAGATGCCGATGGTGGGGGCGGCCATGCCCTGGCTGAGGTCGCCGCTGCCGAGGGCGATGTAGAGCGCCGGGGCGTCGGCGCCGAATTTGGCGACGAGGCTTTCGCCCTCGAGGTCTGGCAGGGCTTCGACCTGGCGCAGGCGGGCGGCGAGCGGGGAGGCCTGCAGGTAGGCGACGAGCGACTGTTCGATTTCGGCGAGCATCAGGCGGCGGCCGCGGCGAGGCGGTCCTGGATGAGGCGGGTGATGTCGCCGATGTCGTCGGTGGAGAGGCCGAGGAAGGGGCGGGCCGGCAGGGTGACGGACTTGACGGTGGCGAAGCCGCCACCGGCGAGGGCGAAGCGCAGGGCCTTGGCGTTCCTGGCGCGGATGGTGCCGCCGAACTGGTGGATCGCTGCGTAGATGACGTTGCTGCCCCATTCGGCCCAGTCGCGGCCGGATCTTGTGGAGCTGGAGATCGAGGCGGCGAGGCGGCCTTCCTGGGTGAGGGTGCGGCCGCCGGTGATCTGCGCGCGCAGGCTCGGCTTCCAGGGTTTGCCGTCGGGGCCGGTCTGGGTGCGGAAGCGCTGGCGGGTGCTTTTTTCGCCGAGGGCAGCGATGTCGGCCATGATCGGTGAGGTGTCGGCCATGGCGCCGGCGAGCCGGCGCAGCGCGGCGAGCAGGCTGGCGTCGGTGACTTCGATGCGGAATTCGCCGCTCATAGCCCGCGGGCCTCGCGCGACCAGAGACGATCCGGGCTGACGACGGTGATGGTGTTGTCGGTGGTCTTGGGCGAGGCGACGAGGAGTTCGCCGAAGGCGATCTTGCCGGTGGCGATGTCGCGGCACAGGGCCATGGCGGCGTCGTGCGCCTTGAT